GTTCCCATTTTCTAGACGTTCAAATGCATCTACAGGATCAAGAAAATTAACCCCTGCATTGTCTATCCCAGTTACATATCCAACTACTTCGTATACATCCATTTACCCACCAAAGCAGAAGAAATATATTTGTAGAGGATCTTCTAACGTACCCGATTGATTGTAAGTATTGAACCTCATAAAAAGAGTTCCCTTAGTTGTTCCTGGACTCCCGCTAGCTTGAGTTGCTTGAACTGAAAACTGGCATCCCCCACCATTCGATGCAGCATTTGATAAGGCTCCACCTATTACTCCGTAATTCTGGCTGGGCATTGCTATAGCTCCATAGGTTCCTAAGAACTTTCCAGTTCCAGTCTGTGTTACTACAACATTATAGCTATATCGATGAGTCAATACTCCTGTTCCTGGATCTCTATCTACAACTGCAAAAGCTCGCATTCCCAAAAGTTGCATTACACCTAAAGGAAAGGGTGTTCCTTCTACATTTGTTCCTGCATTTTTAAACCATGGATAGCATTCTCTTGGAGTTCCTGGTACTTCTGTTGCTGTAACGAACCTACTATAATAGATGGAATCCATATCTGCTGCTTTCAGAACATTTGTTGCTAACGTTGAGTCCGCATCATTTGTTGCGACATTCTGAACCCATTTATGGTGCCCATCTTCACCTGCTCCAATATTCCAATAGTGATCTAGATTTAGCGTAGCTTCGGTGTATGCTGTGTTAGCTAACTGTATAGGCACGTTAGTGGCAACTGATAAAGATCCTTCGGGACTTGTGCTACTCCAAACCATTATTTACCTTTTATTTTTTCAAGTTTAACTCTTGGCTTTTTAGAGCTTCCGTTTTTTGATCTTGCAAATGCTTGTGATATATCCGCTGGTTGTTTGCCTGGAGAATTACCCCTATCACCCATTTTCCTTTCATAGCCTTCTAGGATGGCTGAGAAATCATTGCCTGATACTAGTGGGCCTTTACTTTTCTTTTTCATCTTATGCCTTCTTTTTGAGTTGTGGGTATTTTGCATAAACCTTTCGTCTTACTGATGCAGGAGATGAATCATTATGCGCTAATTTCAACGCTGATTTAGCCCTAACAAGACTATTAATAGGAAAACTGCCTGGGGTTGTGCCTGCAAAGTCTGACTTCTTTACTGTCTTGTAGCTTCCTACATTTGATCCGCCTGGGCGTTTCTCTAGTTCTTTCTCTTTTGCACGAGAGACTTTCATACCTTTACCGATGGATACTTTCTTAGCCATTACATGCCCATATATTTCATAGCTTTCTTCATATGCTTTTTAGCTTGATCCATAGACTTATCGCCTGAATATGCCTTCTTAGCCATTGCTTTTTCCATACCTTTAGATTCATCTCTACGACTTTTTTTTGATGCTTTCTTTTTTCCATTTTTCATAGAAATGCTTTCATCTAGTCTACTGTTATAACCTTGCTTTTTCATATTTTCTCCTAGAAGTGCGGCTGGCTCCGACCTACTTTTATTTGATTATGGGTTCTTGTTAATAATAATTTTCTCTCTCTTGCATATCCCTTTTGGATTCCTGCCAAACTATCAGATTCATAGCGATAATCTCGTGCATAATTTAACGCTGCTCCATAGGCGATATACCTCATTAAATAGTCACTTGGTATTGCTTGAGAAGAGCTTGAAAATGCAGGGATTATCTTATAACCATATAGAGTCACATTGTAGGATGTGTTTGGAATCGTTCTAAATACCAGGTCATCGCCATAGTAGAGCATTTCAGTCGGATAGCCTTTGATCAATATATCAGTGTTATTTACTCCCCAAATGTCATAGAAAATCCCTGGATCTTGATAGATCCCTAGTCGATTCCATGATACCGAGCCAGCAGGGGGAGTTGTAAGTGAAATAAATCCTTCCATGTTGATGTTGGAAAACAGGTTCTTGCTTACTGTTTTAAATGAATAAACGCCTGTTGGATTAGTTTCATCGATCACGAACTCTAATGTTCCAAACTGCTCAAAAAGTTTGAGGTCGTCAGTCATCGTTAAATTTACAAAATCGCTTAGGTATTGAATTAGTGTTGGATCATCTGAATCTTCATCGTTTTCATTCCGTCTTCCAATAGCTAGTCGCATTATCCTTAGCGAATCTGAAAATAACTGAGTCATATTATCCCTATGCTGAGTAAATCGTTCTTAGAGCAAACCGAGGATCCATTGAACGTTTTTGGGTTTCTCTTGATCCATCGGGTTTTTCTACCCATTCCCAAATAGGATTACCCTTACTAGCTAGATAATCTATTATACAAAGTGGTAGGTCATAGGTTTGCCCTGGGACTAAAGTCTTTTTAAAATCGATCATTTCATTTGAAATGTAAACTTGCAGGGGATTTCTTGGCTGATCTCTTCTGTTAAACACTACTCGTTGCTTTGGGTGTATCTCTTCTGGACAAGGGATTATCTTGTATCGGCATATGTTCAAACGCTTGTTAGCGGCTCTCGCTCTTGTGTTATAACGGACGTGATCACCTAGAGTTTCCAAAGGCATTTTATCAATATCTACATCTTCTTTTGGAGAGTTGGCTTTTACTTCTCCGAGTAATGAGAGTTCTTCACCTTCCTCTATTTTCTTGGCTTTCTTTGGTCTTGGCATGCTTATGCTCCTTCGTAAATAAATTCTGGTTGCACTAATGTTATCTGACCACCCGTTACATAGGTGGGATAGGTTGTTGTATCTACATCTTCAAAGGTTATCGGATCTTGCAACGAGAAATTCGATGTGTCGATTACTACAATTCTGTATTTCTTATCGTTGAGCTGATCTAGACCTCTGGGTACTGGTATAGCTGAATTAATGTCAGTAATCCTCACAAATTGACCTGTTGTAAGAGCATTTACATCGGTGGTTACTACACAAGGTTTTGCATTTGTCATCCCTGTTATTCCATATCTGAATATTGATTGGCCTGTCATTTACGTCCTTTACTTTTTAGCATTATATGCAATCCTGCATGACAACTGCGACATAACCACAATATTTCTAATGGTTTTTCATAATCATGATAATGAAGTGTTTAATAACTACTGCTAGTCATTCATGTCTCCTAGGTCAATAAATTGCAGGCTCACAACTGAGAACCTGCAAAGGCAACACATAAATTTTTACGTTAACAAGTCTCCTAGGTCAACAAAAGATCCCCACTTAAGTACCTCAATCATGAAAACGTCTGAATTTGCGCCCATAACTGACGTACCAGCAGTTAGCTTGTACTCGATTGGGTTATAATCATATGGATTCGGCGCATATGGACTACCCGAATTATAAGGTGCCTGTTCTGGGTTGTTGAGAGAAATTACATGGGTTTCGAGCGTGATGCGTCCTCCCGATACATATGCTACAAATGATGTTGTATCAATTGGATCATCTGTAATTACATCTTTTAGAGAAAATGTTGTAGAACTAAGAACTACAATTCTATATTGCTTGTTATTTAGTTCGTTCATTCCTCTTGCTGTTACACCAGAACCAATTATTCCTAAATCAGTCAATCTTACGATTTGATTGGTTTGGAATGTATATGCACTGTGAGTAATAACGCCTGGATTAGCTGCTGTGATTCCAGAAATCGTTGCATGAGAAGAGGCTTGTCCTCCGCTAGTATTTGCAACTGTGAAACCATTTGTAGCTTGATCAATAAAGTTGAAACTCTGCGTTGCTGCAGAATCAATCACTTGTTGCTGAAATGCATGAGCTGCTGTTGTTTGATCTCTAAACCAAACTGAGATTGGTAAATTGGCTGCAACTCCTGCCCATTTTGTCAGGTTATAAAATGTAACCTTGTCGGGTTGAAAATTGAATGTGAATGTATGGGCTGTACCTGCTGAGATGAATTTAAACGCCTCAGTGTTGGTTTGGCCTCTGAATAGATCTGACATAATTTATCTCCTTATGCTTTGGTTGACAGTAGAGTAACGATATGCGAATCATCAAGAATCGCTGCGTTAAACCATGCTGTGAATCCCATTGATTGGAATCTGTTCAAGTAGTCGTTGAAACCTAGTGGCTTCAAAATGACTTCTGTAGAAACTTCATCCAGTCCAACGTAACCATAAGCATTGGCACCTACTAGAGTGTTGTTATAGATCGGTGGAGAGCTAGCATCAACTTTAACTAGTGTTGATGTAACAACCCGCACTTCGTCCATTGCTCCGAACTCAGCCTGCAATACTGGCTCTTGTGAACCGTATTGAGATGTTGGGATAAACGAATCTACATTACGTAAATCTGGCTTAATTTTTACGTGAGACGTCATCCAAAAACCAGGTTCCACAGGTCCAGTTCCGAATCTAGACGTGCCTTCGATTGTTGGAGTCATCTTCTCTGTATCATTCTCATCTAAGTAAGCTACTGCTCGGTTTAGATCCGCTTGAGTTATTTCCGTTATCGCTTGGCCATTTGTTCCGTTAAGACAAGAAATTTGCGGAACTGCTGAGTCCCAAACATCACGAGTTACCTTATCTAGCATAGTATGCATGCACTGGGAGAGATTATCAGCCGTCTCTTGGGCTGTGTCATCCTCTACAACTAATATGACTTTTCTAGAAAGTAATACTACTTTACCAAACTCTTGCACTTGCACGTTAATGTCAAACTTTTGGATTTGTTCTGGAGCTGGATCAGCACCTTCTGGAAGTACAACAGGATCAGAGTTAAGATTTTCTTGGCGTCTGAATGCCATTGTGTCTGTGTTTTTTTGTGGAAGCGTAAAAGCTCTTCCAAAAAGATTGTGAACGTTACGAGGTTTACTACGCTGTAGCAAAGCTCTATGCGCCCAACGATCACTCATCGAGCCGTAGCCTGACGTGGTAGTTACTGACATGGGTTACTCCGTTTGAGCCTACCTACTCTTGCGCTGTGCTTTCCTCCAAGCTAGATATTCAGTGTCATTCATGGCCATAACATCAACTGCCTGATTCATTCCAGCAGATTTTGGTACGGTACTTGGTGAACCTGGAGCAACCTTTTTAGGTGCTGCACCCTCCCTACTCAAAGCTACTTTTTGCCTTGGTGATAGAGCATTCATTAGCGTCCATGCTTCTTGATATCGGTTTGTGGCAGCTTCAATCGCTGAGGTTAGGTTCGGCCTTTGTTTTAAAAATTCTTTTAGTTTCTCGTTTACTTCGTCTGCTTTCTCTGGGTTCTCTCGAATCCAAGACCTCTCGTCTATCTTCCGTATCAGGCTTTTTTCATAGTTTCCTAATTCGCCTTTCGTGACAGATTCGTATTGGTCTTCTGCTTCTTGTTGAGGTTGCGCTTCCGCTTGATCTCTGAGTTGCTTTGCCTGAAGTTCTTCAAACAATTTGGCTCGTCCTTCTGCTTCTTGACGCTTCCTTCTTTCTTTTTGCAAGGCTGCGAGGGGAACTTGCTGTTCTACAACTTCCTCTGGCTGCTCTTGCTCTAATGCTTCTTCTTTTATATCCCCTTCTGTCTGTTCAACAAATGGAGCTTCAACTTCTTGTATTTCTTCTTGTACAGATTCGGTCTCTGTCATATTTTCCCCGAGTTAGCGTGAGATAGCCTCTCACGATGGCATAGCACCCTTTGCCTGTAGGTAGGTGACACCATTTGTATTAAATTCCACTTTGAGCTTTTCCCCTGGTTTTTTAGGGGCTACCATCCAAAGCAGTTCACATATTCCTCGTTTTGGTGACACAAAAAACACCTGCTGATTGCTCCTAAATCCTGGGATCTTTAATGATGCCAAAATCTTGCTTACAACAAATGTCCCACCATCAAAATCATCAAACTTGGCATGTAAGACTAAAAAATAGTTATCCTTAATCTTTACCGAGTTGATAGCCTTTTCCACGATTTCATTAATTGATTTTTTTAACGAGTGTTTCTCCTCGATGAAATTCTCTGGAATTAACAAACCTGATGCTGGACATGTCACCATTTTCATAGGTTACATTCCCGATTCGCCACGTAGAGAATCTTCTTCTTTGTGAGCTTTTTGCAACAACCTATTCGCTTTCTGTTGGTCTGGGTTTCCACCAGGCCCACACATAGGAGCAACTTGGGCTGCCATCTTCATTGGATTTTTTGAATAGGAACATAATCCAATTCCGTTGTCCATGAATTTGCCACCACTTTTACCTTTCTTATATGCCATAAATACCCCCTTGATACCTGGCTTTTTTCAACTTATTTATAACACACTTTTTTTACCACTAGTTTTTTAGTGGTTCAATTGGTGATTCTTCTGGCATATTTCTGAGTGCGGACAGTGCTTTGTCGGTCTGGTCTTCAGAAGTGCCTTGAGTTTGAGAGTTTATTTCCTGAGCTTGAGCATGAATCTTGTTATCGACATCTTCTCTATCTTGGATCTCTTGAGCTTCTAATGATTGCACAAACTGGACAACTTCAGATAGACGACTGGTTTCCATTTGTGCTATTTCTGTGATTGTTTTCGCTCTGTCTAGAGCTGCTTGCGCTCTATTCTGTTCAGATTCGGATGCTCTTTCAGTGCTAAGGGCTATATCTGAAATTACTCTAGCTCTTCGCTCTTGAGCTAATGCTAGATTTTGTTCGATTTTAGAGTTAGCCAGTTTGATAGCTATCTGCTCTTGCTCATCAAGTTTTTCTTGTTGGATCTGTTGCTTCTCGGCTTGTTTTTTAGCTGATTTCTGTACTTCACCTGCTCCAACAGTAGGAAGAAACTCTACAATCTGTTCTTCTGGGACGTTAACGATCCCATCACGTTTGAGGTTAACCAGTTCAGAATAGTAAGCATCTCGTTGTGATTTAGAACGGACGCCTTCTTTAAGAACTGCATCGTATTGCTCGAAATCTTTTTCATAAAACTGCTGTGTAGGTTCTTCGCCGATGATCCTTTTGACTTTGTTCGGATTGTATTTCGCCTGAATGATTTTTATGCAGAGTCCACCCATTATTTGTTGAGCCGTTTCGACATTATCCATGATCTTACGATTCCCTCTTAACCCTTGGGCAATACGGACTTCTGCTAATCTTCCTGAGATTTGAGTATTCCCTTTGTCATCGATCCCTAAAACGGATTCATTTACGTTTGCTAGAGTTAGGGTTAGTTGATCGAGGATGGATTGGTATTCTATGAGTGCAGGGTTAGTTCCTCCGCCTCTAAGCTCTTGAACTGAATCTAAACCAGCAGGGGCGTTTTCTGGGTCTATACCAATTAGTTTGTTTTGTCCACTCTGTTGCATGTCCGATGGATCGGGAACTGATCCAATGAGGTATTTAAATCCCGTCGAGATATCTGAATCCATCATATCGACGATCTTCATGTGTCGTTTGTTGAACTGCCGTTGCGCTGACCAGAGTGTTGATGCGATCCCTTGTAGTCTTTGTGAGGGCATCCAGATAGAAGGTTCCATGTAGCAGATGAGGGGAACAAAGGGATAGGTTTCTGTAATGCCTGTCTTGTCTTCTCCGCAATAAACCCTCTGGCCATTAAGTAAGATGTTGAGTTCTACATATGGACGTTCAACTTCTTCAAATCTCACTAGAGGAGGAAGGTCTTTACCTTCTAATCCCATCTCTTCTGCTTCATCATGCAGGCTTTTAATTCGCTTGATTCCCTTGCGTAGATCTCTGAGCTCATCGGTAGGGAGATCGGTTACATCTCTGAAAAATCCTGCATCATCATCAATGAGATATTTTCTCTTTCGGGTAGTCCTACGGTAGTATTGATCATATGCCATTAGGTTTCGGTTACGCGATAGAGTAGTAAAATTTGGATGATAGGATAGGAACTTGTCGTCGCGAAATGATAGC